TTTGCTGCGAGATTTGACTTTAATTTAGAATCTAATACTGAAAGAGAAATTAAAAAACAAGCAAAAAATATAACAACTGTTTCTCCTGATAGATTCCAAGAAGAATTTATAAAAATGTTTACAAAATCTACTGTACCAAGTAAAGGTATTAAATTGATGATTAAAACAGGATTGATGAATTATATATTTAGGGGAATAAAAGATATTGATTTTGATGCGATGGATAAATTAGAAAAGTCAGCGTTTCCTGCTTTTTTAGGAATTTTACTAAAAGATTATAAATGGTTAGCTGGTGAAAATGCACAGAAAACAATGAGAATTTCTAATGAAATAAAAAAATCAATAGAAGGTGTTGTTATGGTAATTCATAATCCAGACATATTAAAGAATGAATTTGAATTAATACAATATACTTCTAGCCATCCTTCTGCAATAAAAAATATTGATGAATATTTAAAAACTAAAAGACAAAAAACTTTATCAATGATATTAGCAGATATGAGAAGAAAAGGTAAACCAACTTCACTTAAAAATTTAGGAGTAGATGGTAGAGATCTTTCACAAGCAGGATTAAAAGGTAGACAAATTGGTGATGCTTTAAAAATGTTATTAAAACACGCAGTCAAGACAGGTAAAAATGATAAAAAATCATTAATGTCACAAATTAAAATGAATGAAGAAGTAAAAGTTGAAAGTGTTCTCAAATATAAGTTAAAACAAAAAGAGATAAATATAATAAAGCGAATGCAGAAAATGGTTTTGGAAAGAGAACCAGATTTGAAACCATTAGAAGATAAAGATTTACATATAACATTAGCTTCTGGAAATGCGTGGAAAAAAATGAAAGCAGAATTTAAAGGAGCGACTTTTTCTGATGTTGATTTTCCAATACATTTCAACAAGCCACAAAAAATAGTTGACAATGATAGAATATCGTGGTACACTACTATACGTCAACAAAGTGAGATGAGGGATTATGTTACAGATTTGATTCAATCAAATCCTGACCCAAACAGAATATATCATGTATCAATATTAAATAAGACAGGGAAACCTGGAGATTCAGTTGCCAATGTAAGGAAATAAAAATGAAAACATTTAAAGAATATATGATATCTGAAGCAGAGTATCAAGGTAGAGACGTTCCTTTGGGTAAGAAAATGAAGGGGGATGTTAAAAAGTCTAAGGTTTATGTTAAAGATCCATCAACTGGTAATGTTAAAAAAGTTGAGTTCGGTGATCCCAACATGAGAATTAAAAAGTCCAACCCCGCTAGAAGAAAATCTTTTAGAGCAAGACATAATTGTGATAACCCTGGACCAAGAACTAAAGCAAGATATTGGAGTTGTAAAGCATGGTGACATTTAAAGAATTCATTTCAGAAGAAAATAAACCAACAAATCCTAAACTTTGGTCAAAAGCTAAGTCATTAGCAAAATCTAAATTTGATGTTTACCCATCCGCTTATGCAAATGGTTGGGCAGCAAAGTGGTATAAATCTAAAGGTGGTGGATGGAAAAAAGGTTGAAGTCATACGGAGTCTTTGTAGAAGATTTGAGAAAATGGTTTTCTAAAGATCATCCTGACGGTGATTGGAAAAGAGTAGACTCAAAAGGTAAAGTTGTAGGTGATTGTGCTAGAGATGATACTGATGGTGACGGTAAAGGTGATGGACCTAAACCAAAATGTATGTCAAAGAAAAAAAGACAACAACTTTCTAAAAAAGAAAGAGGTGCTGCAACTAGAGCAAAAAGAAAACATGACAGCAATCCAGATAGAAAAGGTAAACCAATTAATGTATCAAATTTTGGAAAAGGAAAATTATGAAAACATTTAAACAAACATTGCAGGAATCTAGTTTATCAAGAGTAATGCATCATGTAAACAAAACACCAAAATTTGGTATTATGTCTCCACATAGACAAGAACATTCAGATGAAGAAAATGAAAAAAGATTTACTGAGTTGAAAAATCATGTTAGAAAATTGGGACATGGTTATATTGAAATGAGAGGTGGATATAAAGAAGAGGGTGGATTTGTAAAAGAAAAATCTTTAATGATTCCAAACATTGAAAGAAAACACATGATGGAATTGGGCAAAAAATATGATCAACATTCTGTCATTCATAAAGATAATGATGATTTTTCATTAATAGGAACAAATAAGTCTCCAGGTAATCATCATGGAAAAATTCATGCAAATTTTGATCACGGTGGAAAAAGTATTTCAGTAGATAGTAGAGGAAATAAATTTCAAGATTTGTTTTCAAAATTACATAAAGGAAAGCAAAGGAATCAAAAGTTTTTATTAAAAATGAGAGATGAACAATTTACATTAGAAGAAAAAATAGAAACTAGTATGTATTATACAAAGAAAAATGGTGATGAATGGTATGAAGTCTTTTAATGAATTTATGATTGAGGGAATGTATGATCCCTCAATATTTAAAGCAATATTTTTAGCAGGTGGCCCAGGTTCTGGTAAATCATATGTTGCTGGGAAAGCGACAGGTGGTTTAGGAATGAAAGTTGTTAATTCAGATGATATATATGAACTTAAATTAAAATCATCTGGTTTAGGAATGGATTTCACTAAATTTGATGAAAAAGATTTTGAAAAATCTCAAATCATTAGAGATAAAGCAAAGAAACTTACAAAGATGAGAATGAAACAATGGGTTGATGGAAGACTTGGAATGATTATTGATGGTACTGGAAAAGATTTTGATAAAATTAAATCAGCTTCAGAAGGATTGCGAGGACTTGGATATGATACATTAATGATTTTTGTAAATACATCTCTTGATGTTGCATTACAAAGAAATCAAATGCGACCCAGAACATTACCAGATAAAATTGTAAAAACAAGTTGGGAAGATGTTCAAAAAAATCTTGGAAAATTTCAAAGTTACTTTGGTAATAAAAATTTTATTATTGTTGATAATAATGATGCTAGTGAAGATGTATTTAGAAAAGTTTTTGTTAAGATAAGATCAATAGTTCAAGAACCTTTACAAAATCATATTGCTAAAAAATGGATTGATAAAGAAAAAAGATTAAAAATGAGAGAAGAAATTGAATTAGATGAATTTGATACCCCACAAATCTATTGTGACATGGATGGAGTAATTGCTGATTTTCATGCCTTTACTGGTAAAATTTTAGGAACAAGGTTTAAGGATAAGTTTTGGCCGGATCTTCCAAAAGACACTTTTGCTAAATTACCATTAATGCCAGATGCAAAAAAACTTTGGAATTTTATTGGTAAATATAATCCAATTATGTTGACTGCTATACCTAGAGAAAGTAGAGGTGATATATCTAAACAAGCAGCAAGTGATAAAACTAAATGGATGAAAAAACATTTTAATTTAAAACAGAGTGATATGAGAGCAGTTTCTAGACAAGATAAACAACAGTTTGCTAAAGATGGTAGAGATGGAAGACCTAATGTTTTAATTGATGATCATGCGGGTAATATAAAAGAGTTTAGAGCAAAAGGTGGTATCGGCATTCATCATACAAGTGCTACTGATACCATTAATCAATTAAAAGATTTAGGATTTAAATAGGAAAATATGTCTGAAGATTGGGAAGATTTTGATTTTGGGTTTTCTGCGGTTGACGCGGATGAACTTGGTGAAATAGTTAGTCCTTCTAAAACAGCAGAAGCTGTTGGAAAAGTTGAAGTACAAAGCAATCATGTTTTAGAAAGACTAGATACAATTCAAACTATGTTGACATTGGAGGTTGATGCTAGAAAAAAAGAATTAGAAGAAAAATATCAAAGTGAAAATTCTCAAGTTTTTAAAGATTTGGAAAAAATGATTATTCCTTTATTGAAAAATTTGCAAAAAAATCCAGATAAGGAATATATTTATTGGCCAAATAGAACTGAGAAACTACAAAAACAAATCGATAAAATCCTTGAAATCACTAGGAGTACAGAGGATAAGTAGTTATAAATATAACTACAACTCAAAGGAAAGGTTTCAACATGCCTATCATATATCAAAAGAAGTATCCTACTTCATAAAAAAAATAAAAAACTTAAAAACTTGGTAGGCTTTTTATAACCCATATTAAGAGGTAATATGTTACGCATAATTACAACAACAATACTATTATTAATAATTCCATTTACTGTAGCAAACAGTAATATAACTCAAGATATTTGGGTTCCCCCCGCCCCAACAATTCAACCAACAATTTTTAGTGAAGAAAAAATTATAGATCCTGTTGATTTGGATTGTATGTCTAAGAATATTTACTTTGAGGCGGCGGTCGAATCCACCGCAGGAAAAATTGCTGTCGGTCAAGTAGTACTAAATAGAATGAGTAGTGTTAAATTCCCAAATACAGTTTGTGGAGTTATAACCCAAGGAAAACATTATAAAAATGGTTTTCCAATAAGAGACAGATGCCAGTTTAGCTGGTACTGTGATGGTAAACATGATGTACCATTTAAGGGTAAACTTTGGAAAAAATCAGTAGAGGTAGCAAGGTTCTTACTTAAAGATAGAGAACACGTTGATATAACAGATGGTGCTACTTTTTATCATGCAGATTATATTCCAGATCCTAGATGGGCTAAAAATGTTAGAAAAACAGTTAAAATAGATAGACATATTTTTTATTCATCGAAAGATATTTAATGGGAAACAAAGTAATAAGTGAGTTAGATTTAATTACTGATTTACAATTGTCAACAGCAGATTCACTTGTTGTAAATGATGCTTCTGATGGTAATAAAATTAAAAGAACTACAATTGAAAATTTAGCAGGTATATTAACTGGTAATTCAACTTTTTCTTTTGATCTTATTGGTGATTTAGGAGTACAAGAAACAATATCTAATAATTCTTCATTTATAGTTAGGGGTGGCGCATATTCTACAACTGAACAACCTGTACAAGAACCAGGAATTGTTACAGAAATCACACATACTGATATTCCATATGCTGATGGTGATTACTTAACAATATATGCCAATACTGATGTCTTAGCAACAAAATATCATGTATCAACCAGAAAAGTCGATGATTTAAATGATGTTAATGTGGATGCGGTTCCAAATGATAATAATATTTTAGCTTTTGATACAGCTACAGGCAAATGGACAAACCAAGATGCCATTGAAGCAGGATTGATACCAGCTGAAGGAGCGGTTTCCATTCATATTGTTGGAACAATAGATTTTGGTACATGGAATGCTACAAAGATTTCTCCTGAATTTGGTGGAACTGGCGCAGATTTTAGTTATTCTTCAGGAATGCATACTGGTATAGTTACTTTTGCTAATTCAACAGCAACATTAGTCGCACCATCATCTGGTCCAATTGATGCAGTTTATGATGAAGATGATATGTCAAGTAATTCAGCAACTGCATTAGTAACACAACAATCTGTTATAGCATTTGTTGAATCAAAAACATCACAAACAATGAATGTAACTGTTTCTATGGATGGAAGTATATCACAACAAGTATTTCACATTGATGGTAATCCTATAAAAAATAATTTACACGTTAGATATCCTTTACATTTTCAAAAAGGTGCAAATTATAGATTTGATGTAAGTAATGGATCAATGATAGGAAAACAAATTAGATTTTCCACTACTCCTGATGGTGTACATAATGGTGGTATAGAATATACTGAAGGTGTAGAAGTTATAGGAAATCCGGGAGAACCTGGATCTTATGTAAATATTCAAATAAAACAAAACGCTCCTGATATTTTATATGTCTATGAACATTTTACTCCTGGTCTTGGTGGTAGTGGGGGTGCTAGTTCAGATGATCAAAGAACTCCTGTATATACAACTGACACAAATGGTTGGATTCCAATTATTGGAAATAGGACTGCTAGTAAAGGAGATAAATTATTAGTTGATTGTGAAACAGGACCTGTAACAATACAATTACCTGTTTCAGCACAGTCTGGTGATACTGTAAAACTTATTGATGTAACAGGATCTTCACATATCCATAATATTATTGTGGATAGAAATGGACATAAAATTATGAAAGAAGAAACAAATTTTGTTATTGCTACAGAAAGAGGTGCTTGTGAATTGGTATATTATGATGAAATTAATGGTTGGGTATTAACAGAGAACTAATATGGCAAAATTAAGTAGATATAGAAATTATTATTCATCCCAGATGTCTCTTGATGATTTATCTGGGATAAATGCCACGGGTGCTGCTAATAATGATGTTTTGATTTGTGATGAAAATGGAGAATGGGTAAGTAGACCTGGAATAAATTTAATAGGAGGATATGATTATCTTGAAGTAGATGGTCAACAAATTACAATAAATCAAGTAGATCTTTCTACGGATGTTACAGGAGCTTTACCAAATTTTGGTTATTTAAATGTTTTTGGATTAAGTGGTGGGAATGCAGAAGCACCATATAATCCAACAGGAATGCAAATTATAAATGGTGGTGATGCTTCACCAATTATTTAACGGAGAAAAATGGCTACTCAAATACAAATAAGAAGAGACACTGCAGATAACTGGTATGGTAATAATACTGTTTTGTCTGTAGGCGAATTGGCATATGAAACAGATACAAAAAGAATTAAAATAGGTGATGGTTCATCATTTTATAATAATTTGCATTATGTTCATGATCCAACTGCACCAACACAAGAAAGAATAGATAATCCAATTTATTTAAATAAAATTGAATTGGATGATAATAAAGTTCAAATTAATGATGCAGGTGCTAATGCAAATGTTAGTGTAGAAATTGATGGTTCTGCGGAAGTAAATATTTCTGCAGATGGTATAAGTCTTTTTCAGGGTGAAAAAGTTAATGCTATTCTTGATGAAGATGATATGACTACAAATTCATCAACTGCTTTAGCAACACAACAATCAATTAAAACATATGTTGATGCTTTACCTGGAAGCACTAATATTGGTGAATTATTAGATGTAACAACATCAGGTGCTACATCCGGACAAGTATTAAAATATAATGGCGCTGCTTGGCAACCAATGGATGATACAGATACTACATTAATATTAAGTGGTGAGTCTGTTGGATCTATGGGTGACGTTGATATAACATCAATTTCTGATGGTCAAATTTTAAAATGGAATGCATCAGCAAATAAATTTGAAGCCGCTTCCGAATTTTTTCTTAATCTTATTAATAGTGATGCTTTTGATTCTGGTGTTTCTACTACAAGTGTTTCATCATCACAATCTATTAAAAATTATGTTGATAATTCAGTTTCAGCTATTAATAATTTATCAAACATTTCTGATTATACAGGTGGCGTAAATATTACTGGAACAGCAGCAGTTTCAGGAGCAGTAGATATTGATATTGGTGGAAGTTTAAAAATGTCAGCAGGTACGTGTGACTTTACACATTCAACGGTCAACTTTAGTGGTGCTACTGTTGGAGGACTTGATAATAGTGATGTAAATCTATCAAACATTGTTGATTATTCAGGTGGTGTAAACATTACTGGAACGGCGACAGTATCAGGTGGTGTAGATATTGATATTGGTGGATCTTTAAAAATGTCAGCAGGTACGTGTGACTTTACACATTCAACAGTCAACTTTAGTGGTGCTACTGTTGCTGGTTTACCAGGAACAATGAATACTGCTGTTGCTGAAACTGGTGTAGAAGTTGAAATAATCGTTATGGTAATAACAAAAACATCGATGCATCGATATAATGGACAAGGATCAAATTCAGGTTATACTTTTAGAATTAATGGAGTAGATTATGAATCACCATTTTTAGATTTAGTTCCTGGAAAAACTTATAAATTTGATCAAGGTGAAGCTTCTAATGCTACTCATGGTATTAGATTTTATGAAGATGCTGCAAAAACAACTCCTTATACAACAGGTGTAACTGAGACAGGAACACCAGGAACAAGTGGTGCTTATACTTCAATTGCGGTAACAGAATCAACTCCATCCATTTTACATTATCAATGTGTGAATCATGCCTACATGGGTAATCAAGTTCAAGTTAAAGGTATTTCTGGTGGAGGAAGTAGTGTAACAGTATTGGATGAAGATGATTTTGCATCAGATTCTGCTACAGGCGTACCAAGTCAACAATCAACAAAAGCATATATATCATCACAATTAGGCAGTGGTTATACTGCACCACCAGCTGGACAAAGTGCATTTGTTGGTGGGTGGAAATTTGTTACTACTGGTGATAGTCCCTATACTGCGGTGGCAGGAGAAAGATTATTTGTTGAATCAGATGCAGGTCCAGTAGATATTGATATTCCTGGAACAGCTGGTGGCCAACCACCAGTTCTTGGCCATGAAGTTATGATTGTTCATACTGTTGGAGGCAATCCCGTAACCATTTATCCAGATGCGACTGATAATCATCCAATTGATGGTGCGAATCCTGCTAGTATTACTCCAATAGGTGTAGGAGCAACAATTTGGTTAGTATATAAAGGTCCACTTGATGGTTGGGTTTCAATTGGTCATGATGGTACAGCTTACCCATATGCATAATTATAAATAGTTAAAAAGGAAAAAATAATATGGAACCAATTAATTTAAGAACTGCCGCTTCTAGTGGCGCGGTTGCTGATGATATATTCAAATCGTCTATAGTTTGTGTGACAGAAACTTCAGGATCAAATCCTCTTACTGTTAATGTAGGACCACAGGGTGCAGGTTTTGGCAATAGTATGCAAGTTCCTGCTAACGGAATGGTTCTTATAAGAAAAAACCCAAATGATGAGATATCAATTACAGCAGGAACCGGATCATTGACAGGTGTTTCTTTTTCTGCAGCAACAGGAATATCAAAAGATGCTCCATTTCCACCGAATCCAAACCTAGCAGTTTTTATAAATGACGCAAATGGATTGGATTACTTTTCACCAGTATATGTTGGTTGGAATGCAGGAACTAATACGTTGAGTTTAGAAGTAGCAACAGCTGATGGTTTGTATGCGGGCCTTTCTGCTTCAGGGATGCCCATAACACCTGGAAATCCTCTTTTAATGCATTATCAAGCACCACCTGGTGCCGCATGGAATAATTCTAATAGTTTTTTTGGAATAATTACAAATTTTCAAACAAATCAGTCAGGCTCATATCCTGGTAACTTTGATCTGCTTGATATCATGATTCCACCACCACCTTCAAATATTCACCCGACCTATGGCCATGACATGCATGTAACTGCACAACAGTTTGAAACTCTGGCCAACAATGGTGCAGTTGGACTCCAATTTATAGACAATTCTCCTTAATGTTTTCATTAGTTTGAATCATGACCAGACACTGGACAAAGATAGAACCAATATTTCTCACTGCTGTATTAGCATTAGTTGGTTGGATGTCTTTGGAAACAGTAACACATAAGACAGACATAGCAGTAGTTAAAGAAAAAGTGTCCTCTATACAAGAGGACATTGCTATGATTAGAAAAGATATTCATACACTAGCTACTGCAACAAATAAAAATGAAAAGGTTGATTTTATAGTGAAAAATTAATGCCCTCTGAAAATTATCTTGGTAATCCAAATTTAAAAAATTCTAATGTACAAATAGAGTTTACACCTGAACAAGTAAAAGAATTGCTCAAGTGTTCAACTGATCCAAAATACTTTATTGAAAATTATGTACAAATTGTTCATGTAGATCATGGTTTAGTTCCTTTTAAATTATATGAATATCAAGAAAGGATGATTGAAACTTTTCATAACAATAGATTTGTAATTTCAAAACTTCCTAGACAATCTGGCAAATCTACTACAATTATATCATATCTTCTTCATTACATAATTTTTAATGAAAGTGTTCAAGTCGGTATTCTAGCAAATAAAGGTGCCCTTGCTAGGGAACTTTTAAGTAGATTACAAATGTCATTTGAACATTTGCCCAATTGGTTACAACAAGGTATATCAGTTTGGAACAAAGGTAATATTGAATTAGAAAATGGAAGTAAAGTAATGGCGGCAGCAACATCATCATCTGCGGTTAGAGGTTCTTCTTTTAATGTAATTTTTCTTGATGAGTTTGCACACGTTGATCCACCATCATTGGCGGAAGAATTTTTTGATTCTGTATATCCCACTATTTCATCTGGACAATCTACAAAAGTTTTTATTGTATCAACTCCTAATGGAATGAATAAATTTTATAAAATGTGGGTTGATGCAGAAGAAAAAAGAAATACATATATACCATTTGCTATCAATTGGGATGATGTTCCTGGTAGAGATGAAGAATGGAAAAAACAAACTATTGAGAATACTAGTGAAAGACAATGGAGACAAGAGTTTGAATGTGAATTTTTGGGATCTACTAATACATTAATTGATCCAAGCAAGTTAAGAAACATGCCTTATAAACCCCCAATTAGAAAACAAGAAGAACTTGATGTTTATGAAGAACCAGAAAAAGGTAAAATTTATTGCACTTTAGTTGATACTGCTTCAGGTGTGGGTCAAGATTATTCAGCTTTTTTAATTTTAGATGTTACACAAATACCATACAAAGTTGTTGCAAAATATAGAAATAATGAAGTATCACCAATTATATTTCCTCATTTGGTTGAACAAGTTTCTAAAAAATATAATAATTCATATTGTTTGATTGAAACAAATGGAAATGGAAATCAAGTTGCTGACATTTTATACTATGATATTGAATATGAAAATACAATAATAACATCAGCGGCTCATGGTGGTCAAGAAGTTAGTGGAGGATTTAAGAAAAATTCTAGAATAGGTATTGTCACATCTAAAAATGTTAAAAGAATGGGATGTTCAACATTGAAAGAATTAGTAGAAAAAGATCATTTGTATATTGAAGATTATGATATTATTTCTGAATTAATGACCTTTGCTGAAAAAGGAACATCATATCAAGCTGAAGAAGGATACAATGATGATTTGGTTATGTGTTTAGTTTTGTTTGGTTGGTTGGTAAATCAAAGATATTTTAAAGAAATAACAGATTCAGATATTAGAAAAGAATTATTAGAACAACAAGAAAGAATGAGTGATGAACATTCATTACCATTGGGATTTTATAATGATGGATTAGGTGATTCAGAATCTATTGATTATCATGAATGGAAAGAATTTAAATCTGGATTGTATTGGGATTCTGAAATTTAAACATTGAAAAATGGAAAGTCTAATAGAGATCGTAAATTTGATAAATATAATAAGGTTATACGTGAACATAAGTAGGTTAAGTTCTTTCTTAACACGCTAAATGTCTACTAAATATAATAAATTACAGGAGAATCAGAATGCCTTTCACTATCAGTCCAGGCGTACTATCTAGAGAGATTGATCTAACTACAGTAGTGCCTACAATCGCAACAACCCGTGGTGGATTTTCAGGCCCATTTCTTTGGGGTCCAATTGAAGATCCTATGAATAGCGCGGTTTCCAATGATACACAACTTAAACAAATATTTTGGAAAAAAAATGAAGCTACTGCTGTTTCTTACCTTTCTGCACAAAATTTTCTCAATTATGGTGGGACATTAGAAATAAGTAGAGTAGCAAATTCTTCAGCATTAAATGCAACAACAGCAAATTCAACTTGGGGAGCTACTGTTGCAGGAAACACAGTTTTAATTAAAAATTCAAAAGCATATGAACTTGGATATGATGAAGCTTCTGGTGGATTAGTCACTAGTGATTTTGGTCCTTTTGTTGCAAAATATGCCGGAGAAAGAGGTAATAGTTTAAAAATTTCAATTTGCGGTCCAGACAAAGAAGAAAAAATTCTTGATGGTCAATGGACAATTGATAATGCAGGCGGTGTAACAGTAACTTCTGGTGGTCAAGTTGGTGGTACAAATGAACTTCAAGAACTAGTACTTGGTGATGTTATAGAATATCAATCACAAAACGATGGACCAATAGTTCAAGCAGTAGTAGTAAATATTGCTGGTGGAGTTATTACAGTAGCAGGATATGGAGCCGGAGCCACAGCTGGGGCTGTAGCTTCAATGGCTAGTACAACAGTTACAAGATTAGTAAGATCTGCTTATAGAGAAGAAACAGTAAATATGATGGGTTCAGTGACTATTGCTAAAGATAGTACTCAAATTGATGGAAATGATACACAATTTCAACATCAATTTGTTGAAGGAGATTACATAAGAATTGGCCCTGGTGGTGAAACAGTATTGCAAATTCAATCTATTACAAGTGCAACCCAAATGTTTGCAACTAAGAGGTCTGGTGTTACAGCAAGTGATCAAAATTATTCTAGAGAATGGGAATTCGCTTCACAATGCGGTGCTTCAGCACCATCAACATCTGATTGGGGATCAAATGTAGGATGTCATTATGATGAAATTCATGTTGCTATTGTTAATTCAGATGGAAAGTGGGGCGTTACAGCAAGTGAATCAAAAGCAGGAAATGCATTACAATTCTATAACAATTTATCAGTTGCAAGTAATAATGATCATGGTGATTATTATAAAACTAGAATTAATAATAGTCCTTATTGTTGGTTTATGAATCATCCTCAAGATGTAGGAACAAATGCAATTAGCGGACATGAATCTCCATGGGGTTCTGAAGCGGCAAGTGGTACAGTTTTTCCTTCTGGTGGATTCAGACAAACGTGGGATTTTAATGGAGGTGTTTCAGGAACAACTCTTACAGACGCAGAACTTATTGATGGATTTAATAAATTCAAAGAACCAGTAGATTCTGATATTTCAGTATTATTTACTGGTGGAGCAAGTGCTGCAGTATGTAATCATGTTATTTCATCTGTAGCAGAATATAGAAAAGATATTATGGTATTTTGTTCACCAGAATTGTCTGACGTTTTAAGTGAAACTAATCAAGCAACTAACGTAATAGCTTTCAGAAATCAATTACCTAGTTCATCATATGCTTCATTAGATTCTGGATGGAAAAAAATATCAGATGGTGCAGCAACAAGATACATTCCTCTAAATTCAGATTGTGCTGGATTAGCTGTTGCGACTGAAGATGGTTTTGGTTCATTTTATTCTCCTGCTGGATTTACTAGAGGTCAAATTAGAAGTGTTGTTGAATTAGTTTTTAATCCATCAGCTGATGATAGAGATAGAATGTACAAACAAGGTATTAATTCTGTTGTTAGATTTCCTGGACAAGGAACATTATTGTTTGGAGATAAAACTTTATTAGCCAAACCAAATGCTTTTGATAGAATTAATGTAAGAAGACTCTTCATTAGTTTGGAAAAATCAATATCAATAGCGGCACAACAATCATTATTTGAATTTAATGATGAATTTACAAGATCACAATTTACAGCCATTGTTGAACCATTTTTAAGGGACATTCAAGCAAGAGGTGGAATTACAGATTTTCTAGTAGTTTGTGATGATTCAAATAATACACCTTCTGTTGTTGATAACAATCAGTTTGTTGGTTCAATATATGTGAAACCAGCTAGATCCATTAACTTTATTGAACTTAATTTTGTTGCTGTAAGAACAGGAGTAGAATTTAGTGAAGTAGTTGGACAAAGATAGGAGATTAAAAAATGGCAGTCGGATTTAGTGTAGAAAGCTTTAGTTCTGCTTTAAAAACTTCAGGTGCAAGATCTAATTTATTTTCAGTTTCAATTTCAGGAGTACCTTCAATTGGAGATGTTGCTATTGGATTAAGTACTCCATCTGATAAAACAACACAATTAGAATATTTGTGTAATGCAACAACTTTACCAGGTTATAATCAAGGTGAAATTCCAATATCTTATTTTGGAAGAACAGTTTACTTTGCTGGTGATACAACTTTTGGTGATTGGACAACAACAATTATTAACGATGAAGGAATGCCAATTAGAAGAGCCATTGAATCTTGGATGGAAGGAATTAATAGTGTTACAGGAAACGTGAGAACAATGGGTGTACCACATAAAGGATTGACCGCAACTGCGGAAATAAAAACTTACAGTATAGATGGAAGTTCCGAGGCTGATGATAAACCAATTACAAAAGTAAAATTGATAGGTGTCTGGCCAAGTAATTTATCTCCTATAGAATTAAGTCATGATGCTGTTAATACTATTGAAACATTTACTTGTACATGGCAATATCAGCACGCAATTCACAATGAAGTAACGAAGAAGCAAGGAGGTTAAATGGCATCATTTTCAGTAGATAATATTAGAGCGGCTCTTACAAAAGGTGGTGCAAGACCTACTTTATTTGAAGTTAAAGTTGGATCAACTGATTTCACAGAAGATCATTCTTATATGGTTAGATCAGCGCAATTGCCAGGAACAAATTTAAATGTACTTCCTATAAATTGGAGAGGAAGGCCATTGAAATTGGCGGGAGCAAGAACTTTTGATCCATGGACAATGACTATGATGAATGATGAAGGTTCTTTTAGATCTTATATTGTTGATTATATTAAAGAAATGTCAGGATCTGAAGATGGGACACGTGATGCAAATGCAGGAAGTTATAGTTCTGGTGATTATATTAATTTAACTGTAAAACAACTCCATAAAGACGGAAAATCAGATTCAAATATTTATACATTGGTAAATGCTTTTCCATTATCATTAGGTGATATTAGTTTAGATTGGGGAACTGAAGGTTTTCAAGAATATACTGTAACATGGAGATATGATTATTTTACAATTGGATCAACTGATATAACAGTTAAAAGTTCAAACTTAACAAGTTAATATTATAATCTTATGTTCAGTATAGATAGTTTTCGATCAAAAGGATTAAAGTATGGTGGGGCTAGGCCTCACCTATTTGATATATTTTTGACGTTTCCTACAGGAATTTCTACAGGCATTGATTCATCATGGAATGCAAAGTCTTCGTTTTTACCATCTGTAATAACAACGTCAACAAATGTAAATTATCTAGGAAGAAATTTTAAAGAACCAGGCGAAAGAACTTATCCTCAGTGGACAGTAACATTTATTAATGATGAAGATTTTAAATTAAGAAATGCTTTAGAAAAGTGGTTAGATTATACCACTGGAGCTGATAAAATAGGTATGACATACCCAAGTGGATACTATTCAGATTTATCAAGTTTAGACGGATCAACTTCCCAAATTGATACAGGTGTGTCCAAAGTTTCTTCAGCAATTTATGGATCAGCAAAAGCGGTTCAATATTCACAAAATAGTAAACCTATAAAGGCATATAATTTTGTGTCTATATATCCTGTGACGTTAACTGATATTGCTTTATCATGGGATGCTGCAAATCAAATTGAAGAATATTCTTGCACATTTGATTATCAATTTTTTGAAACAAGTTATGATTACATTAATCCTGATGAAGGAGTCAATTTTATTAGTAATCAATATTATGCAAGATTAACAAGTTAAGGAATTATATTATGGCAGAAATAAATTTATTTGGATTTAAAATAGGTGGAAAAAAAGATGAAGAAAAACCATTATTAGCATTTGCTAAACCTGATGATTTAGAAGGTACTTATGATATAGCATCTTCATATGGTATGTCTGCTGGTGGTGCTTATGGTACTTATGTTGATATGGAAGGAACTGCAAAAAATGAAGCAGACCTTATTAGTAGATATAGAACAATGGTTCTTCAACCAGAAGTTGATCAAGCAATTGATGATATTATAAATGAATCAATAATAACAGGAAGAGATGTTCCACCTGTTGCAATATCATTACATAATTTAAATGTAACTGATAAAATTAAAGATAAAATCCAATTTGAATTTTCTGAAATATTAAGACTTCTTGATTTTGATAATAGTGGATATGACATTTATAGAAAATGGTATGTTGATGGTAGAATTTATTACCAATGTGTTATTGATCCAAATGATCCAACCTCAGGTATTCAAGAATTAAGATATATAGATCCATTAAAAATTAGAAAAGTCAGAGAAAAGAAAAAAGCTGATGAAAAAATACCAGAAGGTTCTAGATTGAAAAAAGATATGTCTGGTGAATATTATGAGTATTATTTGTATAATGATAAACCAGTTGTTGCTGGAGCAAAAAATTCATTAGGTGGTGCAACAGGAGATTACAATAAAAAAACATTAAGAATTGCTCCTGATATGATTGCTTATGCGGGATCTGGCGTTACAAATGCTGGTAGAAAAATGGTAATATCACATTTACATAAAGCAATCAAACCACTTAATCAATTAAGAATGATTGAAGATTCACTTGTTATTTACAGAATTTCAAGAGCACCAGAAAGAAGAATATTTTATATTGATGTTGGTAATTTACCAAAAATGAAAGCAGAACAATATCTTAGAGATATTATGCAAAGGTACAAAAATAAATTAATTTACAATGCTGAAACTGGTGAAGTTAGAGATGATAGAAAAGTTATGACTATGTTAGAAGACTATTGGCTTCCAAGAAGAGAAGGTGGAAGAGGTACAGAGATTACTACTTTGCCTGGTGGTCAAAATCTTGGTGAAATTGAAGACATTACATACTTTCAAAAGAAATTATACAAATCATTAAATGTACCAATATCAAGATTAGAGACAGAAGCTAGTTTTACTTTAGGTAGAGCAACAGAAATTACAAGAGATGAATTAAAATTTACAAGATTCATTGAAAGACTTAGAAAAAAATTTACCACATTATTTGATACTCTTTTAGAAAAACAATTAAGAATGAAAAATATTATAGCTGAAGAAGATTGGGTAATGATGAAAGAAAAAATTCATTATCAATTTGAAACAGATTCACATTTTGCTGAATTGAAAGAAGCAGAATTGTTACAAAATAGAGCAAATCTTCTTAGAGATATGGATGAATATGCGGGTAAATATTATTCACATAAGTTTGTTAGGAATAAAATTTTAAGACAGACAGAAGAAGAATCGGATCAACTTGATAGTGAAATGACTGAAGAGCAAAATGATCCTAAATATAGTAACCCCGAAGAAGATTCAATGGGTGGTAGATATTAATATTAAAGGAGAAATTTATGGATGATGTTTTTACAAGTGCGGATATTGTATCAGCTATTATGGTAGGAGATAATAATAGAGCTAAAGAAGGAATCCTTGGTGTTTTGGGACAAAGATCAATGGATGAACTTGAAGTAAGGAAAGCTGAAGTAGCTCAAGGATTATTTAAAGATGATGTTCCTGAAGAACCTGAAGAAATTACAACAGATGATATGGAATCTGAACAAGAAGGTGGATTAGCAGGAATGGATAGATCAGGGGACCAAATTCAAGTTGTTGATCCTTTTGATGGTCAACCAACAGAAACTTTACAAGAACCAATGTCAGCTAGTGGATAAATGAAAACATTTAAATTTTTTAGATCTGAAATAGTAGAAAATATATTAGACTTTGATGAAGCATTAACACCTAATCAAAGATTTAAAAGAAAAATTCATTTTGCCAGGTCAAAACCAAAAAGAGTAGCTGCTCTTAGAAGAAATAAAATGAGATCTATTCCTACTGGTGGAAACGAAGCATTAAGAAAGCAATCTAGGAGAAAATTTTTACAATCTCTAAAACTTAGGGTAAGAAAAGATTTATCTGCATCTAAATTACAAAGTGCGAGTCCTGGACAAAAACAACAGATTGAAAAATTAGTTGATAGGTTAAAAAAGAATCCTGCACAACAAGCTAAAATGAAAGCTTTCACTCGACCTGGGGGAAAAATGTATAGGGATTTAATTGCTAAAAGAAAAGAAAGAATTAAAAAAATGAGGGAGAAAAAATGAAACTCATAACAGAAATTTCTGAAGAATTGGAATATATTTCTGAAACAACAAAAGAGGGCGGGGAGCAATTTAAGATTCGTGGAATTTTTATGCAAGCTGAACAACAAAATAGAAATAAAAGAACTTATCCTCTTAAAGTTTTAGAAAATGAAGTTAATAGATATAATAAAGAATATGTAACTAAAAATAGAGCTTTTGGTGAACTTGGTCATCCCGATGGCCCAACAGTTAATTTAGATAGAGTCTCACATATGATAACTGATTTACATAAAGAAGGTAATGATTTTATTGGAGAAGCTAAAATTTTAAATACACCAAATGGTAAAATTGTAAGAGAACTTATTAGTGCAGGTGCAACTTTAGGAGTATCTTCTAGAGGAATGGGTTCTTTAACACCTAGTAGAAATGGTAGTATAGTTGGAAATGATTATTATCTCTCAACTGCGGGAGACATTGTTGCTGATCCATCTGCTCCAAATGCCTTTGTAGAAGGTATTATGGAAGGTAAAGAGTGGATTTGGGATAATGGTGTAATTAAAGAAACAGAAATAGATAAATATAATAAGAGTATTAGAAATGCTTCAGCAAATAGTTTAGATGAAACTAAATTAAATGCTTTTGCTGACTTTATTTCTAAGTTATAATTATTATAAATAATAACAGATATTAATATATATTTGAAAACTCAGTTAGGAGCAAAAACAATGTTAGAAGATCAAAAGAAAGAAACAGAAGTAGTCGAAGAACAAACTTCTGGAAATCAAATTGATGAAGCTCCCGTGGAAGAGCTAGATGAAGCTCCTGCAGGGGTTCAAGATTTAGGTGGAGATAATCCAGATACAGGTAAAGCAAATAAATTGGAAGCTGGTACTAAAAAGGCACCAGCAAGAAAAGCTGATAAATCTGGTGGAGACTCTTCACAACCAACTCAAGGTAATTCTGTCAAACCAGCAGTTTCTGAAGACAAGGTAAGTAATTCCAAAAATGGAATGGTTGCTCAAGTCTATGAAATGTTGAAAAATATGAGTAAAGAAGAACTTGGCGAAAAATTTGGATTAATTCAAGATATTGTAGAACTTGATGTAGAAAAAATGGAAGAAGATTCTGATCCAGCTATTGCTGAAGCACAAGAAAAAATTCTTTATTCAAGAAAAGACTTGACTTCAGATGAAATTGAATTGGACACAGAAGCAGATATTCAAGCTATTGCTGGCGAAGATCTTTCAGAAGAATTCAAAGAAAAAGCAAAAGAAATTTTTGAATCAGCTGTAAAATCTAAAGTAGTTGAGGAAGTAAATAAAAGAGTTTCTCAAATAGAAGAAGAATATTTACAAGAAATTGAAGAATCTACAAAAACATTTCAAAATGAAATGGTAGAAAAAGTAGATAATTATTTAAATTATGTTGTATCAGAGTGGATGGAAGATAATAAATTAGCAGTTGAAAAAGGTATTAAAACTGAACTTACTGATGATTTTATGAATGGATTGAGAAATCTTTTCAAAGAACATTACATTGACATCCCAGAAGAAAAGGTTGATATTGTAGATGACCTTTTTGATAAAGTAGAAGATCTTGAAGTTAAACTTAATGAAGAAATTGATAAAAATATCAAATTGAAACAAAGTTTAGCTGAAGCTAAAAAGGATGAAATTTTAAATGATGTATGTGATGATCTTGCTGATACACAAAAAGAAAAAATTAGCAGTCTTTCAGAGGGTGTTGAATTTGATTCAGAAGAACAATATAAAGCAAAATTAAATTTGTTGAAAGAATCATATTTTCCAACAAAAGCTGCTGTAGTTAGTGAAGATGTAGTTGAAGAAACAACATCTACAACTGAAGAAATTAATGAAGAAATTGAGAATATTCAAGAAGAGGCAAGAGATAGCCAGATGAAGGCTTATCTTGATATGTTGTCTAGAACAACAAATAATAAATAATTTTTTAGGAGAATAAACGATGTATATCGCTGAAGACATTCAAAGAAAATGGGCTCCTGTAGTTGATCATCCAGATTTGGAAGCAATTAAAGACCCATACAAAAAGCAGGTAACTGCAGTGATCTTGGAGAACCAAGAGCGTTCTATGAGAGAGCAACAAGGTGGAATGGGACTACTTTCAGAATCGTCCCCATCAACTGTTATGGCTGGATCTAGTTCAACAGCTGGAACAGGACCAATTGACATCTATGATCCAGTTTTGATCTCACTCGTTAGACGTGCGATGCCAAACTTGGTTGCTTATGACATTTGTGGTGTTCAACCAATGACAGGACCAACTGGACTTATTTTCGCAATGAGAGCCAGATATGCAAGTGGTCACTCAAGTATTAAAGATACAGAAGCACTCTTTAATGAAGCTGAAACTGCATATTCATCTGCTAATACTAATAACTCAACATTTCAAGCTGGTAACAATCCTGCTGATGGTTCTTATGATTTCATCACTGGTATGTCCACACAAAATGCTGAACTTAGAGGTGCTAATGATCCAGAAGTAAATGGTGATGCAATTCCAGAAATGTCTTTCTCTATTGAGAAAGTTACTGTAACAGCAGTAAGTAGAGCACTCAAAGGTGCATATTCAATGGAACTTGCTCAAGACCTTAAAGCTATTCATGGTCTTGACGCTGAAACCGAATTGGCTAACATTCTTTCCGCTGAAATTCTCGCAGAGATTAACAGAGAAGTTGTTAGATCAATCGGATCCACAGCTTCCACCGGTGCTACATATGGAACAGCTCAAAGTGGTACTTTTGACCTTGATGTTGATTCTAATGGTAGATGGTCAGTAGAAAAGTTCAAAGGACTAATGTTCCAGATTGAACGTGAAGCTAACCAAATCGCAAAAGATACACGTAGAGGTAAAGGTAATATGATCATTTGTGCATCTGATGTTGCTTCTGCACTTCAAATGGCTGGTGTTCTTGATTATACTCCTGCACTACAAACCGGACTTAATGTTGACGATACTGGTAATACTTTTGCTGGTGTTCTTAATGGTCGCTATAAAGTATACATTGATCCATTTGCCGCTAACCAAGAAACAAATTATATGATTGTTGGTTACAAAGGATCAAGCCCATACGATGCGGGTATTTTCTATTGTCCTTATGTTCCATTGCAAATGGTAAGAGCAATTGGTGA